CTGTTCCCACTTCAACTCCAAGGACCTTTTTGCTTTGTATAGGTCTTGTATCATCTATAACCTCCTCATAGGTTATTCTATTTACCTTGTCATTATAACTATTTCCAAGGTTTTCCCAAACTATACTATTTTCTCCAAGTTTGTCAAGGATAGATTGTTCAAGGTCAGTTGGGGAATCTTCTGATTCTACTGTAAATTTAGCGTGATGATTATACGCCCAAATGTTTATTATAAATTTTTTCATAAGTCTCACTTTTTTTTTACCATATCTTATTATCATTTTCTATGCAAGAAATTTCAAACTGAATACTAATTCTTTCTTTATCTTTAGATACAACCGGTTTATGATTTACAAATCCAGGAAAAACTAAAAGATCAAAAGGTTTAGGTTCTATATAAAAAACTTTATTTTTATGTTTTAATTTTATCCCACAATCTTTAACTGTTTTTAAATATAAAACTCCACATAAATTACAAGTATCCTCATGATTATGCCACAATTGAGTTCCGCTATAATCTTTATTAGTATAGTAACCCCACAGTTTAGTTACTGTATTAGTTACAGTAAATTTTTTAAGATTTTTTTTGCAATTATCCAAATATAAAGAATATAATTTATCGTGATATTTTGTAAACAATTCATAATTGCTACCCATATAATATCTTTGCCAACTACTTCTTTTATTAAAAGAAGAAATACAATCATTTATAAGTTCTTTTTTTATATTCTTTAAATCTTTCTTTAAATTATCTACGTAAAATATTTTTTCTTTCATACCAAAAATGTAAATGAGGCGGTTTAAAAACCGCCTCATAAAATTTATTGATTACGCACCTTCAACGCCGAAGATACCTCTAGGGTCTGATACGCCGAAGCTGTATCTTTCTCTAGCTTTGTATCTAACGTTTCCAGTATCAAAATCACCTTCCATTGCAGTTGTCAATGGAGCTCTGTTGAACATTTTCATTCCATTTGGAATGTCTGTTAAGATATAGAATGCATCTGTATCTGTTAGGTAGTTGTTCACTCTATAACCTTGAGGAATCATACCCATAGATACGATAGCATTGATATCGTTATCAGCTGTTCCAGTTCTACCTTGAGATTTCATTAATCTCTCAGCTGTAAACTGAAGCTCAGAAGGAATAATCATTTTTACTCCTCTTGCTGCAACTCTAAGACCTCTTTCGTCAGTCATTTGACCAATGTCGATCAAAGATTGCTCTAACGAAGTTTCGTTAAGGTCTGCTTGAGTAGTTAGTGTGTTTTGAAAAGTTCCAGCCACTGTTGGGTGTGATGTATTAAATAAAGATACACCGTCACCTGAATCAAAACCATCCGTTGAAGGAAGACCTTGAATTAGGGGCTCGACAGCTTTTACTTGCTTAGCGTTACTCATAGATCTTGCTAAAGCTTTTGTATATCTAGACGCAAGTCTATCATACAAGTTGTCCTCAATCGCTTCTTCAGTGATTGCGAACGCTAAAGCTACAGTCTCGTGAGTGTAACGAGCTGTGAAAGTTTCTTGTGCTTCATCAAATGATACACCTGAACCTTCACCTTTTACTTGTGCGTTTGCGAAACCAGATAACATAACTTCTTCTTCAAAAGCTCTGTCAGATGATTCCTCGTTATAAATTTCAGCATGCTGATTTTCATAACGTTTATATTCCAAGCCGAACAGTGCGTTCAAACCTGGCTCTAGTTCTTTAACTAGTTGTGATCGTGATATAGCCATTATTGTTCTCCTATTCTGCTATTAGTTTTGTAGCTCAATTAGATTAGCAACTACTACTACTGATCTGAAAGCCGCATTTTCATCGTTTTCAGGATCTTCAGCAGATCTTAGTAATCTCCATGAAGCTGCATCAGCACTTGTGTCTCCGATATCTAGTGTAGCTGAAGACTGACCAGTAGTTGTACTACCTGCCGTTGTGTTCATGTCATACGTTTCTAAATATCCAGCTTGTGCTACAGCATCATCTGTTGCTACTACATATTGTTGTTGTGGGTTATCGAATACAAATGCATCGATATCTTCTGAGTTTGCTGGTGTCACTTGCACGTAATGATTTGCAAACGTTGGCTTTAAAGTTGTAGCCGCGTTGTAAAATATTCCGTTAAGTACTCCTAGAACCGGAGCATCAGTTGTCTGACCTCCAATTATGTAACCAGCACTAGAAGCAACCGCTTCGCCATGATATACAGTTGTTGCATATCCGGCGTCGATTTTGTATTTGCCTTGACCAGAAGTCGCTGGCGTTGAGCCAAGAGTTCCTGCAGGGATCAAACCAAAACCTTGTGTGTTTCTATTTGCCATAGTTGTTTCTCCTTATGTACCTGCCCCGAAGGGCCTCCAGTACGGTTTATAAATTCAGTGATTTAAAAAATTACTTTTTCGTACCACCGAAGGTTACACGAGATTGCCTTTCAACATTGATCGGCATTCTACTATCCTGCTCCTTCATAAGATCGTTATTTACGGCTTCGTCTTGTTGTTTATGACGGTTAGCCATATACTCTTGACGTTGTTGCGCGATCTCTGTTGGTACCTTCGCAAGTAGAAGGCCACCGACCCCAATCACTCCCTTGTATTTGCCCTCATCGAGGACTGGATAATCAGATGCATTTTCGACTTCTTCGGCTCTAACTAATTCATAACCTTCTCTTATTCTTCCGGTTATATTTTTAGTGTCCTGAAAGCCAACGCTTTCTGCTCTTATCCATCTATACCTGAATCCATCAGGTGCAGGGGGTGCATCTAGAGAAGATGGTGGAACCCACACTTTAGGTCGTTCAGACTTTGACCGTGTTTGGTTCGCACGAGAAGTATTTTTATTTTCGTTTTCCATTTTACGCTCCTTCCGTGGTTTTTAATTGTTTTGCGTACTCTTCGAGTGGCACACCTAATTTTTTAGCTATTGCTACCTGTGAAGATGTGAGTCTCACAGTTTTGCGACCTGGCTTTACGCTTCTTGAAGCAGAAGCAACTGTCTGAACAGGAGCGGCCGTTTGCTTATTATTAGTAGTACCAAATTTATGAGGAAAGTCAACTCTGATTCTTCTGTCGACCTCTGCATAATATTCATTAGAGTTTGGATCATAACCTTCTTTTTCCGTTAAATCCTTGTGTATTTCAAAAGCAGTGTAAGTCATTGCTTTATCCGTACCAAACCATGAGTTATTAGAAGCCCATTGTTCAGCTCTAGGATCTGGATTAATAGGTTCATCCATTTGTTGAGTTTGGACCGGTGGTTGAGATAACACAGGTTTCTCAGCCTGTTGTTCTTCTCTTCCTGCTTTAGTTTGTTCTAATTTTGCGTTCTCAAAAGCAAGAGTCGCAATTCTTTTATTAGCTTCAACTTGAGCTGCCGCATCTCCAGATTCAATAGCTGCTGCTAATTCTTTTTGCGCAGCTTCTAAACCTGTTGAAATACTAGTCTCAAACTTTTTGACATAATCAGCATCAGTTTTTTCAAATCTTTTTTCTAATGCTTGTCTTTTTTCTTCTACACCTTTAGCGTAATCTAAAGCAGCTTGTTCTCTTCTTTCTGCTTCTCTCATCTTACGAGTTAATTTTGCAATACGAGATTGTACACCTTTACTGTAGTCTTCTAATTCTTCATCCGATTTTTTTGTTTCTTCTTTTACTGGTTCTTCTGTTTTTGTTTCTTGTTCCGTGTTTTCTTCTAGCTGTTCAATTACAGCTTCTTCTTTTACTTCTTCAATATCTATAGTAGCATCAGGTCCTGATGTATCTATAGGTACTAACTTGTTTTCTTCGTCTGGCATAGTTTACTCCTTCCTATGATTAAAACTCATGCAATATATCTTCTGGACTATCTATTGTTGCTAACACTTCATCGTCGTTTAGCAGACGCATTTCCCCACCATCTATCTTGATCCGTGATCCGGCGTAACGTGCAAACATTACCCAATCATTGACCTTGCACCACGGACCTTCGGGATATCTCTCCTTATCCTGATAACATTGTGAGCCCATGGCTAAAACCAAACCAACTTGAGATGCAACTTGTTGCCTCCCC